CTTTACAGCAGCTACTTGGTAGTTAGTCTGCGGGAATAGCGGGTTATAGATCTTGATTAGATCGTTATTAGCAATAAGGTTAGTTGTATTTGAATAACCTGAGTTAGCTGCTACAATTGTAGCGCTTCCTAGGGCTGTTGTAAATGTACCAGGTAAAGTATAGGAAGATTCACTATACTGTGGTAGACCTAGTTCGAACTCTACGAAGTCTGATTCATCGTCCGTTGAAGAGAATCTATTAGCGTTCTGAGTATACTCTAAAGGTGTCCATGACTTATCGTCAAAGGCTTCTGGATCCTTTGAGTTATGTACGCGAGTATAAACACGAATCTCTGTACCCTTAGGGCGATATGCTACCATGAACATACGAACATCTTCGGCAAACTTATCGTTAGAGAATTGTACCTTAGCACCGATATGCTTAGAAAGTGCAATGCCATTGCCAGCAACTTCTGTATCAACGTCTGCAATATTGCAAGCATTAGATACTCTATTCTCGATTGAGTATAGATCTAGCTTTGAACCTTCGAGTAGAGGTGACATGTAAATATCACCCGAGCCAAGTACTAGGTAATCAGCTTCAATCTTAAGTGATTTCTTATCTACAAAGAGAGCTGAGTTGCTGTAGAGTGATACCTGCTGAATTTCATTCGAGCGTGAGAGTACGAAAGCATCATAATTTGTAATGTTATACGCTTGCTGATTATTAATCTTTACTCTTTCCTGATTAGCTTCGCTGAACGCATAAGTGCCACCTGACTGTGCAGTTGTCTTAAGTACAGTTTCAACAAGACCATTTGCAGGAGCACGAATACTACCTCTTAGTCTTACTCTATCAATCGAAAGATTATCAACTGAAACAATATTAGCAGTTGCACCTGAGTCAGCACCGATAAAGGTATTACCAGCTGTAAAGTAAATTGTGTTAGCTGTTGAGTCTTTTAGATAGATCTTATTGCGTGGTCTATCTTGAACGTAGACCTTACCAACAACAGTTTTAATATGTCTTGCGTTTGTATTTGAGAACTCAATAAGCTCTGATACACTTAATTCCGTAGGGTTAACTACTTCAGCAATAGTAACTACTTGAGATGCATTACCGCTTTGTAGAACAAGGCTTGCACCTACGTTTAAGGTATTGAAAGCAGTACCTGTACCTAAAACTGTATTTCCACCTTGTACAATTGCAATTGAACCTGTTTCAGGGGCAGTATTTTGCCAAACATACTCACCGCCGTAAAACGAACCCTGTTGATTAGTAACAGTAAAGTATTCATAGTCTTTGTTAACAAAGACCTTCTTATCTGTCTGCGCAATATATTTCGCACATCTTAGGTTAAACTTAATGTCAACATCTGATAATGAGTTAAACACTCCAGAGCTATTACGGATGAACAGCTTACCGTCCTTGTTTGAGTTTACACCTGGGGATGGAATATTTGTATTAACTAATCTATCACCAACTTTGTTTACCCAAGCTACGTAACCTGGATCTTCGTACATTACTACGATGCCATAGAATCTACCAGTAGGTAATTTCAATGGCTGGTTAAAACCGAATGTAGTAGCGGATGATGCATCACCGAACGAATAGATACGTGAGTAGTCTTTATAGGAAAGCGAATAAGCATAAGTCTTTTGTAGATTAGGCTGATCATTTTCTACTTCACAAATAGCAATTGCAACGCCTGCATTAGGGTTACCTGAAAGATTTGCTGTCTGACTTGGCTTAAGCTTGAAGAATAAGTCGATGGATGTCATTGTAACTTCGCTAGCGCCATTAACAATCTCAGGATCAGCATAGAATGTCTGAATAAGTGAGAAGTTAGGAGGAGTAAAATAGAAGTTAGTGTCAGAAACTGTCTTAGCTACTTCAACATAAGAGACAGTCTGAGCAACAATACTTGGATCAGGAGATGATGTCTTCTTAATGATAGCCTCAACCTCTCCACGAGCATACTGAGGAATACCTAACTGTACTGTAGCAGTTGACGAACCATCTGTGCTTTTAATTTCTAGAGTACGTACGCCGCCAACTAGAATAGAGAAAGCAGCTGCCTGCTCTACAGATGTAGTTGCAGATGTACCAGCGCGGTAATAGTATACAAATTGTAGGCCAGCAAATGAATTATCAGCAATAGCAGGGGTTGTTAATCCTGTACCAACTGGCTTGCCTTGCTGCTTGCAAAGGGATGTTACATCGATACCATTAAGGTATGCGCGATGCACAGTACCTGGCTTAAGACCAAAAACATTAAAGTTTAAGATCTGCTCAGATGCAATGTACTTAGACCAGTCAGTAGGCTGCAGAGGAAACCCGCTATAGTCCCCTAGATAAGGTAGCCCTTTAAGAGATTGTTGAAGCCCTAGAGCTGAATAACCCATTTAATATTCCTCTTATAACGTATAGTTTGGTATTACAATACCAGCATAGCCTAGTTGAAAATTCGTTGTTGTCTGAGTCTGAGTCTGGTTGACAATTGAATCCATTGGATAGAATAATTTATAACCAAATGTACCAGATCTTGAGCTCTGTAAGAAACCACCATGCTTCTTACCCTTATAGATACGAACTCTTACATAGATACCACTATCGGGATTGTGCTGCCAACCAATCTTGAATTGATCTTCAATAAACGTGCCCCAACTTGTACCAGCCGGGTATGACTTTCTATTGAGAGGTTGACCTGGTCTCTCAATCTTTCTACCGCCGTTAAGACTATTTAGTCCCTTCGAAGCAATATCACCTGATGTAATTGGAAGAGCATTTAGACTTGTATATACTGTAGTCCATGGACCATCTGGGGTATCGGACTGAGCAATCTCAGCGCCGATATTGTTGTCACGGCTGTTAATAAACAGCTGAGCAGGTCCACTCTTAGAGCTGAAGGTATAGAAGAACTCTTCGTATACTGTACCAGCGTCTGAGTTGCTTCTGTTTCTCTCTTCTTGTTGAATAGATGTAATAATCTGTGTTGATGTATCAACAGTATTACCAACAAGCGGACCATCTGTAGCACGTGACTGGGTAATATAGTTAACTTCAACGTATGGTAATACACCATCATCTTCAAGAACATTATCCATCTCAACGTTGACTTCACGTACAAGCGGTGAAAGATAACCATCAACAATTGTAGCAGAATAGGCTGGATTTGATACGTCTGAGTATGTATAGTCTTCAAAGCCGTCTACAAAGAAACCAAACTTAAAGCGATCCGCACCATCGAACCCTGGTAGTGATCTCTTTTGCGCTTGAAGTTCAGTAAATGTAAGAGCAGTATAATACTCAAGCTCTGCGATACGTCTTTCAAGCTTACCAATATCGATCATGGTATAGCCACGTGGCTGTAATGTAGAACGCTCTGTATCAGACTGCGCAGTTGTAATGCGATAGTCGTTTAGTCTTCTTGTACCATACTTTTCATTCGCAATCTTAGTATCCACAAATTCAATCATCTGTGGTGATAGCTGATAAGGAAGCGAAGGGTATGGAGGAATCTTAAGAACGTTTATCGACAGCGCGTTATCGGGCGCTGGAGGTGGTTCCTTCGAGCCCGGTGTGCCGCTAATAACACGGAACTGGCTTGACTCATCGATAATGATACGATCAGTTCTTCCAACATAATAGCTTACAGTCGCAGATAGCTCTGAATCAGGTGCAGGGAACTTTTTATCCGCAGATGAGAAACGAGTAGCTGGCGCTTGATCTGTTGGATTGAGCGGCGCTAGTGAAAGATCTGAAGTAGGTGTTGCTGTGCCAGCTGATACAGGGCGGAAGTCAAATTGATCACGTAGATCGTAGTATGTACCTCTTGCACCGAATACTTCAGGAATTTCTACAGTGTTAATAGTAGAAGCTGATGCAGTTAGCGTTGCTGTATCATTGATAGGGTATGTACCTGAGCCACCTGGACCCTTAAGGCCTTCTTCACCAGGTGTTGATGAGAAGTAATCAAACTTAACAAGTAGCCAATCTGTTGATGCTAGAGCTAAGCTGTTACCTGGCTTTTGATATAGGTAAGAGATACCATAATAGTCTTCTGTCTGATTATGATCAATATAGAAGTCTTGTGTAATATCTGTTACTGATGTACCAAATGTGCCGTTTGAACCTCTGTATACATTCTTAAGACGGAAAGCATCACCTACACCAAGTGCCCATGGGCCTGCTTCTGCTTGCGCATTGTTAGCAAGGCATACACGTACATAACGGTTTCTGTTAACTGTCTTAGCAATAGGTGTAACAGCGCCCTGTCTAGCGTTATAAGAAACAGCTACTGAGACTGGCGCAAACATCGATGTGTCAACATCAATTGTAAGCTGCTTGAGATCACCAGATGCTGTTGCACCTCTACCCTCACGCTCAAGGTTAACAGGAGCAAAGGCAGGGTAGTAAATCTTATGCGTATTAGCTGTTGAACCCACACCAGGAACATTAGCACTGAGATACATTACTGTATCATTTGCAATTGAAGCAACCTGGCCGAAGTTAACAAACCCTGATGGCATACCAGCAAACTTAATGTAATCACCTACACGGTATTCAGAAACGAATAGGGTGCTTGTACCTGTTACAGTTGTAGATGTATTAACCCCTGCAACTGTACCTGTCTTTGTAACAGCTGATTCAGCATTAGCAAGTGGTGTAACAATTATATCACGTAATTGAGTTGTAGATAATGCACCAGCATATGGGAACGTATCTGATCCACCGGATGGTAGTGAGATTGTAATAGTACCGGTACTACCTAGAGTGGATGTATCAGATGAGCGATAGATGTACGAAACACTCGAAGCGTTAATAACAGCTGGGCTGCCTGCGTAGTAGATAAGAGAAGAATTAATATTATCCTTAACTACAGCATTATTAGCTTCAATTACTGTATCGCAAACTGCCTTATTTGCACCGTCATAGAAAATAGAACGGACACCTGCAAAGTTCTTACCGGTGTTCATCTGAATATCAAATAGGTACATTCTATATACAGCACTTGCTGAGCCAGGTACCCCTGAATCATATACAAGAGATCTAATACGTGCATATCCGATTAAGGTTCCTGTTGCTGCAGGTGTTGCTGCAACCCCTGATGCGATATAGGTCTTAGCTGTATCGTAAAGTGCTACGCGATCACCAGTCTTGAATAGGAAGTACCCACCAAGCTGATTTACCTTAACGTAATTGCCGTAATTGAGTGATATGTTACCGTTAGTAACTTGTAAGTTAGCAGTGCCCTTACTAATAGGTGCTTCGTAGTTGAGTAGTGTCTCAACACGCGAACCATTAATAAACGCAACACCTGGATCAATGAATACATTGAACTTAGTAGCTTCATCTGTAAATGGTGTTGTGAACTTAGTAGTTAATAGGAAAGGATTGGTTACATAATTGCCAGCTGTTTCATTGAAACGACGATCAATTGCTTTACCAATAACATTATAGACTGTCTGGCGGTTCTGCTTATACGGATTGCCGTTTGAGAACTCAGCAATATACAACCAATCATCACGTGCATCGGCCTCGGCTTTTGCAATAACAGATAATGTAGGTGTTAACTTGAGTCTGTTTGCGCCTGGTGCAGTAGCATTAGGTGCACCGGTGGCATTATCAAGTAGTGTATCATCCTGGTTAGAATTAATGATATCTTCAACTGTTTCAAACCCTACAGATTTTGCATCTGGAAGGTTAGAATACTTTTCGACAATTACAATCTGCTCAGCTACGCGTGAGAAGTAACCTTTCTGATAAACAATACCTTCACCAACAGTCATACCATATGCATTGCCGATAGGTGAAAACTGTGATGGAGCAACTGTAATAGTAGCGAGCTGATTCTGTGGAACAGCTGAGAATACTCCAAGCTGACCTAATGATGCGCCTGGCGAAGAAATAGTAACGGAAGGAAGAACTGTATATCCAATACCCTTGTTGCGAACATCGACAGTTGTAACTTCACCGATCTGTGCAGTAGAGATAGTTGCTGTAGCGCCGGAACCGATAATGGATACAACTGTCGCAAGCGAAGATGGTGTCGCATTAACTGTCTGAACGTTTGTATTTGTAGCAAGCGTCCATTTTGAGAAGTCACCTGATTTAAGATCTTCAAGTCTAGGTGCAATCTTAAGTACAACAGAACCAGGAATAGAAGTAGTATCAACAGCCTTAATTTGAACATTAGCTGTACCGTCAGATAGATAGTCACCCGCAAAGAAGTTATTTGCAAACGCTGTACCACCTGACTGATTCTGAATAGCAATAGCAGAGACGATAACAACTCTATCAGTTGAAACGAAGCCTGATGAACCGTTTATTACAGTAATCTTTTCAAGTGGCGCTTCAGGGTTATATACAGTAAGCTGCTCGCTTGGCTCAAACACCGGCTGCCCATTTGCAGCGCCGCCTGTCTTTAATCCTGTATTAATATAGCGAACATAAAGAGTATTAAGATCTGGATCAGTTGATTCGAAGCCTGGTGCAACTGTAATAATAGAAGCTTCAAGTGGAGTAATATTGTTTTGGTTCTTTACTCTATATCCACGATAAGTTTCGACATCAACAGCGGCAGAGTTAGTTTCAATATCACGAATCTTGATGTACTGAAGAGCAGAGTGGAAAGTAATATCGCAACCGTCAATAATAGTACCTTGCTTGAAGATATTATTACCAAAGCGTTCAATCTGCTTCTGTAGAATAGTTTGAAGTTGATTGAGCTCGCGCGCCTGAACAGCAACACCCGGACGGAAAAGGATCTTATAGAAGTCCTTTTGCTCGTTGTAATCGTCAAAATATGGCGATACGCTCAGGTCAGTTTGAATCGTCATTTTAAATTAAAACTCCAGGATTAGTTTGACTGTCTCAGTCTGCTTAAAATCTCTTGTAATAGGCTTTAGGTTTTCCAGATAGAGAATTTCACCGCTGTCTGGTACAATCTCTCCGTTATATTTATAACGGGCATCGAAGTAGGCATTCGACGTAAGCCCTCTTATTACAGTAACTCCATTGAGATCAAACACGTTAGAGACGTTAGTAACATATAGATAATCGTTTGCAGAGCCTGGATTGTCGCGGTACGAATGTACTCTTGCGGTCGGGCTAGTATCGATGTCGTCAGTATCTTGAATTAAGAACTCATCTTCTACAAATTCATTAGTAGATGTAAACGAACCGACAAATGTTGTAAGCTGGTTAAATGCATTAAACTCATCAGCATCGCGACCATTGACTCTTATATAAGGCTGGGTATTAGAAACTCTAGCTGTACAAGATGATACTTCACCTAGCAAGTATGAGCTTAGTTCAAGACCTACAGGATTAACATCTGTTAGTGAGATATTAATAGAATTATAATCAAGTACCTTGCCGAATTTTTCAGCTTCAATAAGATATATTGAGCAATTAGACCCAATGAATGAAGGCTCTTTATCAATAGTTAATAGAGCATCACTTGTAATTGTTTGTACATTAGCATAGATATTTGAAATGCCGTTAGTAATAATTACTCTATCATTGGTACGGAGAGTATCAACAAAAGAGGTCTGATCCCCTATAATAAGAGAATTAGCAGATATATTAACATTACCGTGTAAACGAACCGGCTTATAACGAAGAACGTTTTCGTTAGTAACAAAAGATCCTGTAATACTGCCTGCATCAAGAATAACACTGACATTAGCAAATTGAGGGTTCTTTAATAGGCCTACTGTACGGTAATCATTGTTAGCCGATAGTGGTTCATTATTACCGATAAAGCTTGACGAAATACCAACATAACGCCCGAATAGTTCGTTGTTAATATTAAAGCCGTGCCCACCAGGAGGTGAAATAATAGGTACAACTACTGCATTACTAGTAACAGATACAATATTTGCTGTCTTAATTTTAGCTGTTGCTAATCTATATCCGGCGCCTGTGTTGAGCACTTCTACTCTTGAAATCGCGTTGCCGATTGCTGAGTTAACAATTGCACGCGCAACACAATTTGCAGAGCTTGTTCCGCTTACATCGTAAACGAATACGTTAGGGTAGATTTCATACTCATCGCCAGCGTTAGGTCTATTATTAAACGCACGGTCGATTGTAATTACTTTCTGACCATTTGTAATGGTGTAATCAGTTATGAGTCTATATTCATTTGTAGCAATACCTGATGTCATTCTGATCAAGCAATTCTTGTAGAATGTATTAATGCTAGATGCGCTTACATCAAGACCAAATTTTAGATTGGAGCCGACAGCAATAGAAGCAGTGTCCGGGAATTGACCTATGGTATAGTTGTTATAGCCTGCACCGTTATTGTCAACAGTGATAATCTCAATTGAACCTATTACAGCTGCATTAGCAACTTCTTGATTAGGTGTAACTGGAACATACTCTGATGTTGCAAATTTACGAATATTAAACTGGTCGATAGTATACATGTATTTCCAGATGTAACCATCCTGTGGAAATTCAATAGGTGTATTATCTTTGCCGAAAGGCTTTTGAGTTGATTTTGCGCCGTTGTTATTAAAGAGACACTTGTATACATTCAGTTCAACAGAGTCGTCAATAACAACATAGAATTGCTTTGATGCTAGATCAGTATCGTTATCCCGATACATGTCATACACACCATTTTCACTCCACTCATAGCGCTTGATCATATTAATGATACTATCACCCTTGATTTTTTTACCAAAAATCATATCATTATATGTTTGAATAGATGATACTACAGTATCTTGAGGGACAGGGGGTATCTCATCTGATCCCTCTCCTGCGCCTGGGCCGAATGGAGTATGTTTAGCTGCAAACACATAGTAAGCCGCATTCTCAAGTACGGACTGTACAAAAGATTCAGCAGCTTGAACGTTCAGTGTCGACGTAATTTTTTGATTAATGCTCATAAACTATATTTATACCCTATTTCGGCTGTTATTCTCTAATTTCAATAAACAGTTCACCTCTATCCTGTACGTCGAGTGACTCGCGATCCTGAATAGTATACGGTGAATCATCTGTGATTTCCAAGGCTGAGTTAGCAATTGACACTGTTGTGTTAGCAAGTGAATCGATTAATACGCTACCAAAGAACCTAGTACCTGAAGTATGCATAACCTTCTTAAACATTGTTGCATACTTCTCAATAGGAATACGGGATAGAATATCATATGAGTATTCCTGGTAGTAATCTCCATCATGTACTTTCGATACATCTGACAAGAAGCCTTTTGCTGTTCTATAGAAGCCTGTACCTGTTCCAACGCCACCCTTGATATTTGATACAGTACCTATACGATCATCACCTGATGTTGAGAATTCAATCTCACTATCATTTGA